GAGTTCTATCTCTGGGGGAACAGTAAAGACTGCTAGGCGAGCCTCTGACATCGCAACAGGGTCATCTGGATGCACGAACTTAGGCAGGTCTCGCAACTTAGCCAGTAGTGCATCTACTGAAATCTCTTTCTGCTCATTAACGTAGTCCTGGGCATCGAAGTAATCCATGTCCTTGAGGTCACGTACAAGGGTAAAGATATTTCCCTTATAACCACAAGAGAAGCAGTAATGAACTCCAGTCACAGTGTTGATCCACCAAGATGGATTACGGTCTTCCTTGCCTGTACGAGCCTTATGCATAGGGCAAAGACCCTGCAGTTCGTCCCCACGTTGGGCTACAAAAGTTAACTCAAGATTGATTAAGACTTTCTCGTAATCGATCATGGCTGGTTAGTCATCCATGCAGAACAGAATGTGCACTTAGACATCTCAGACTCATCATGAAAGCAGCCTGTTTCCCAGTTCCATGTAACAGGCGTCTCTGTAGGTGGGCAGTTACGGCTTGCTACTACTCTGAGGTTACGTACATTCTCGTCTTCTTCCACCATCTCAAGTCCAAGGATTACATCTGAGTCTTGAAAAAATGAGGAGGAATAACCGATGGAATCTGCAGTAACTTTTCCTGCACGCATCTTCCATAGCAAAGTTTGTGTACTGATAACGATTGGCTTATCGATCTTTTGTGCCAACCTCTTCAATGATCGGGTGATGTTGGTGATGGACTGTGGGGTATTCATCTCCCCAGAAATCTCGTCCAACATCAGGTACACACCATCTACAAACACAACATCTGGCTTAGTCTGTTGAATCTTTGCAGCGAGTGCTGAGACCGTGAGACCATTAACTGCATCTACTAGATGAAAAGACTGCATAGTTTCCATACGATTCAATGAATCAATGTACCGCTTAGTCTCTGCAGGAGTTAACTTTCCACGACGCAAGCGTGTGTGAGAGATGTTTGCACGGATAGAGTCATGGCGTTGTTGCTGTTCCTTGTTGTTCATTTCAAATGATTGGAACATGGGAACTTTACCTTGCTCATGGATATTGATAGCCATCTTCAAAGCAATCTGTGACTTACCTGTCTTAGGAGGAGCGATGATGGTAATGAGTTGACCACCCTGTAGTCCTGCAGTCGCTTCATCGATCTTATCAAAGCCTGTAGGTAATCCTAAGAACTCTTCGTTCTGTAACGATAGATACTCCTTGTAGCGTTCATCAGTATTCTTACTGAGATCCATCTCATGAGTACCAAGAACACCCTGTTCATTAACGCGGGTTACTGTGCGCTCCATCTCAACAAGTGCGCTGTCTGTATCGCTCAAGCGTATGTGCTCTACAGACGCCTCAAGTCCTTGACGAGTAATAAGCCCACGCCTAAAGGACACCAGTGTGTCGAGCATGTAGTCCATCGAGTCATCGATGTCTGTCTCTGGTAGTACCTTAAAGTTTGGGTAATGATCGTTTATTACAGTGTCTGTAGGAACTTCGTTGTATTCGTTGTAGTGCTTGACGACGAAATCCCATACCTTGCGGTTGTCATCATCAAGGAACCAACTAGAAGACACGCTGCGTTGAAGCGCGGGAACTAGATCCTTCTCCCTAATTACCTTACTTACTAACCTATATTCATTATCGAATGCCATTGCTCCTCCTACAAGTTGTTTAGTTCTACTCCCCATGATCCGTATCGAGCCACTCTACCAGGAACATCTACTACTCCCTTAAAGTTTGCCCTGTACGGAAGTTCATCTATGAAGTTGGTTATGTCATCATAGAGTTCAGCGTGATTAAATGGATTGGCTCCTCGTCGGTCCATCCTATCCATAAATGTATCTAAGTGCTCTTGTGTCCAGTAATCGTCTGCATACGCACCCAGTTCAACTGAGAGACCGTACTTATTAGACATATCCCACAGTTGTTTTAATGCTAAGTTATTTAAACGAGTTACTTTTCTTTCTTGGGTTGATCGAATAATCTTTTTAAATTCCACGATTTCAGAAAAAACCACAACATCAATAAGAACGATAATGCGAGGAGGCGTTTGATTCGAGATGTCACCATGCCTCATAACACTTCAATAGGAGAGTACTTAAGAATCAGTTCTCTGAACTTAGCAGGATCTTCTATTGCTCCTTCAACATCTTCCTCAGGAACTCCCTCGGGGATGGCGATCTCGTAGCGACCACTATTGATTCGACTCTTGATGTTTACAAACTGGGTATGTTTACAGGAACCCTTCTTCTTCCAGACAGGGCAAGAACAACGGGTATCCCGTGTGTCTGTATCGATCTCAACCTCAAATACACCTGCATACTGGGCAGAGATAAAGACTTGGACAGTGCGCCAAGGTGACTTCATACTCATCCCTTTCATCGCTGACCTCTTAAGTCAGAGCCGATAACCTCGACTTGGTTGAAAGCCTCCTGAGCAAAACTTGCCATTGCCTCGGAGTAGTTTGCTTCCCAATTATCCAGTTTAACATTTGTAGTCACGATTGTGGGCAAAGTCTTGTCGTATCTTAGGCGAAGAACCTCATCGAAGGAGGAGTCATCGTACTTAGACCCATACTCCTTACCAAGATCATCAAGGATCAAGATGCGGACATTAAGCCAGTCGAACTTAGACCGACCATGGAACCCATCTAACTCGTATATCGCATCCCTCTTCTCGTCCTGACCTACATCGAAGGTAGACTTTTTACGAGAAAGAAACTCTGGATAAGTCATGTAATACACAGGTCTAAAACTAAGTCCAAAGTCTTTTGGAGTTATCCCCAAGATCTTGCAGATACTCGCATCATCATCAGGTAGGTGACGGATGACCTCCATCGCAGCAACTACTGCGTGAGTGGTCTTTCCGATCCCTGGACCTCCATCAAAGAGAAGTCCCACACCATTGATGCCGATATGACCTACTTGTTTGATAACGTTACCACTGACTACATCGTCGATCCACTGCTGAACATCCTCTGGAAATGATCCAGTCTTCTTAACAATATCTGAGGGTTCTAACCCCAGAAACCGTCGAGGGATGTTAGAGGTTCTTAGTAGCCAGTTTCTCTTAAGAGGAGATAGATCATTTATGTCGTACATCTGTAGACCTCTCGATAACCTCTGCGATGAGGGCGAGTTGTGACCCCACCTCTACCATTGCCCCCGCTAACTTAGCCTGAGCATCCGCTTTAAACATCTCCATGACAGTTTTTGTGTACTCCTGTCCACCACCGATAACCATTCTGCGTACTTCTTGCACAAGGCCTTGCTGTCGTGGAGTTAGTACACTTTCTGGATTAGGTATCTGAGTCTTTAACTGCGCAATTTGTTCACGTAGTCTGTCATTCTCTGAGTTAAGTCCACTAACACTTTGAGCATAGGGATTTCCTGAAACACCTTGGATACCTTGAACACCTCCAGCACCCAACCCCCCCAGTACAGTGTCCACGTTGTACTGAGACCATAACTCCGCATTCGTTACAGGTATGGATGGTGCCACTGCCTTCTTTAACCGTAGTGCCATTGCTCCCCCTCGGGACTAGTTATTCGCTAAAAGTTAATGTTGCTTGAATCGCTGTTGCCTTGTCGTTCTCACCAGTGGCGATTGTAGTCACCTTGATGGTCTTACGGCTAGTGCGTTCTAGAACCAGTGCCTTGAACCAGCGCTTGCATGCGTTGGCGTTTGTCCAGGCTGTTGATTCAGTAAAAATTACTTCTTGAGTTGATTCGTTATGAATAGCGAAGGTCGCTAGCCATGCTCCACCAACCCTGAGATTCTTACGGGCGTATGCGTCTACTGTGTACTTAACTTTCTTAGCCATTGCTTGCCTCCTTAAGGCGGTTCTCGTGCCGTTCTAGTTGTGTGCGACCTGTAAGAGTGTTCTTAAAAGTACGACCATCACTAGCGGTGAGGGTACCGACACTAGCAGATCTTGGGGTCTCGTCAAACTCAACACTCTCTAGGCGCTTTAGCCCCAGATTCTGACGTGCTTGGTTCATGTGTGTTCGGAAAGATGCTAGGTACCTCTTGTAGAGGAACGGGGCCTCATCACCCACATCTCGAAAGTTACGGTCATCCGCCATGAAGAGTCGGAGAAGTTCTAGTTCGATCAGTGGAGTGGTCTGGTACTGACTGCGGAACTTTGCCAGTGCTCCAGAAAGTTGGCGGACATTAACCGTCCCTGGAAGAAGGGGGTACTTGCGACCCACCTT